ATGAAAAATTTTAACAAAATAGTTAGTGACAGCGTTCCAAATTATCATTCGCGTAATGAACTTAGTATCATGCGATGTATGAAAATAACTGGAATAGCTGTTGGTCGTGCATCTATAATGCCTTATACGGTATATAGTATGTATTGTGAGAGGGAAGTAACGGAGAGTTTGCCCCAAATCATGATAACTGCCTGGATGAGCCTCAAGAAGCCCCAAGGTAATAAACTTATTACACCAACAACTAACATCTTCAAGCAACTTTATGGGTATGTTCGATTGAACCTTAGATGGTTAATCAGTCGACTACCCGGATTAGGTTACTTATACAACATATCCTATCTTTCACAAGAAATTGAAAAGCATATCTTCAGGAATGAAGATTTGCGTGTACATTTCGAACATAAACTTTTAGTATTGCACTTGTGCAAACAATCGAATAACCACACCCATCCAAAGTCTGCATCAGAACGAACTGGTGCCAATATTGACTTGGTTAACTTAGCAACAAATGCTGGATACAGACCCTACATAGTGTCTCAATCCAACTCTGATTGCAAAATGGGGTTAGCTGGTTCCAGAGATTATCACTGGGCTAAAGATTTATCTATACCACATAAAAATGATATAGTGGAAGACAAGGACTGTCTCATATTCATTGATGTCGATTTTCATTGCGACATGAACAAATATCTGAATATGTTTAAACCAATGTTGATTTACACATTTGCACCCTCTACTGTTGAAGGTGGCGATGTGGAACATTCTTATCGAATCAAAGACAATAATGTTATATATCAAGTTAAGGGCGGAGCAACATATAAACATCCAATTTGGGATTACGCAGGTGACTGCATAACTAAAATTGATGATGATGGTGCACTACTCACTTTTGATATAACACAAAAGAACGTCAAAGATTCACCAGGGCGCAAGATAGTATTTATCATGCCACGAACACATGTACCCTGGCCTTACCATTTACACCTTAACGTGGATAATGGGTTGAAACGAAAAGAATATACAACAGGGCAAGTAAACTTAATCTTAATGACTCTAAATGACATAGCATCAATCGGGCTGAATGGTTCCTACGGAATAGAACTACCAGGTCGTGTGTTGGTGTCTCTCGTGCATCGTTTAAAATCGAAAAAGTCAATGTCTCCTGAAATAGGAGATATTGAGACATTTTTATTGAATGAGAGGGCAGTTATGGAACGTAGAAAACTGGAAATACCAGAATCCCTATTAAATCCTAAAATAACAGCGTCACTCCTTCATCAAATTATACTCCAAATACCTGAATTGAGATTTAATAACGTTAGCACATCTGAGATACCAACAACATACACAGCACTAGGACCTTTAGTCACAGTAGATGCTAAAATAACCTGTCAAGTCATTAGTACACCTTTAGCCACAAAACCTGCATTAATACCAGCCAAACACGCGAATAACGAAATAGCAGCAGTGGGAGGTAGAATAACTAAGATGTACAATGATATAGAGCCCACACGTGAGTACAAATTATATGCCGACGAATTTGCCAAAATAATAGTACCACTATGTGGAATTGGTAATCCTTGGACCTACCAACAGGTCATAGATATCCAAGATAAAGCTGCACAACGTGCGAGGGCCGCCATGGTATACGATACTCTAGCCCCTTACCCCCTAAATGCATTAGACACTTTCAATAAGATCGAAGCTTATAATGGGACATCAGATCCTCGAATAATCACAACAATGAAACCAAGTCTTACAATTGACATGAGCCGATTTACAATGCCCTTCAAGGAAGAAGTACTCAAGAAAATTAACTGGTACGCGCCAGGCAATAATCCTGATAAATTACTTGAACGGATTGCATTATTCGGCCAGGAAGGTTTAATTGATACTGACTATACTAGATTTGATGGTACCATAAGCAAATGGCTCCAACGTAATATCGTTTTGCGGACTTATATGAGATGGAGTGATCCTAATATGAGCTCCCAATTTGAAGCTAATTTCGAGAAAGTATTTTTGCCCACAGCCAAGACAGCATCGGGACTAATGTATGAAGCTGGGTGGGGAACACGGAGTGGTAGCCCCTTGACCACTGATGGAAATACAATGATAAACGCATTCATTGTTTACGCTAGTTTGCGTACTTTGCATAGAACACCAGAACAATCCTGGGAAAAATTGGGTTTGTATGCTGGAGATGATGGATTATCACCTAATGTAGCTGGATTAAATACAGCCTTAATTCAAACATCAACAGCTTTTGGACTGAAATTGAAAATATCTGAACATGATGCCGATCAACCGGTACCATTTTTGGGGCGTATAATACCAAGACCCCTTACAAGTAAAGATACATTTCAAGATCCTAAACGAACAATACCCAAATTACATATAACAACTAACAAAACCACAGAACTAAAACAAGCTGCATTCAATCGTGCAATGGGCTATGATACAACAGATAAACACACTCCTGTAATTGGAACGTGGGCGTCTAAGATCATGGAACTTTCGGGGCTCAATACCGCCAAAAACCGAACGAACGAAGAATTGTGGAAACACAACGAAAGCAATGCTTGGCCTCAAACGGATCCAGAATTCATACGTACTATGTACGCTGAACATATGGGACTGACTGTAGCAGAAGTTAGTGAACAAGTCTCATTGATTCAAGCGGTAACCGGTGACTTACCAGCTAATATGCCAATCATATTTGATAACACATCTGAACATCCTGATAAACTGGACGCTTTAACAACAGACGGTGTCATTGAGACTCCTGGGTCTCGTGTAATCGAAATAGATTTAATATGCAAAACCAACCCCAAACAAACCAAGACCAAGTCCAAGAAGCCTATGATAAACATGCTGAAAAAGGACGAGAACATCTCAAACGTACCATCGAAGAACATGCGTCTTCAAGGGAAAAATGGATCAACAAAGGAATCCAAATCCCCGCCTACAACAACGAAAAAGCCACAACGGCACTCAACATTATCCTCGACTCCTTGTTCCCAGACCGGGTTCAAGCAGATTCCGAGTATGTCAAAGGACTCATCGCCAAGCTCCAAGACAAGCTCAAACAAATCGAAGACGAAGAGAAAGCCAAAGCCTCGAGAAGCAGTGAACCAAGTTAGTAAAACAGGCTCAGAAATATTGACTGTACCAATAGTAACACCCGCCCCATGAAGCCCGTGTGAATATGATTTCCGACTATAGAAATCTCGTCAATAATCGACAATTGAAGTAAAACAAAAACATGCTTTGAATAACCAACAAC